TGTACTGCAAGGTTTTGATCCAAGTGTACGACCGGACATGGCAACACTACTTGAAGGTGGATACAAAAAAGCCAAACTAAGAGCACACAGTGACTACATGTGGAATGACGCATGTAACAAGTGGGCCCTCAGTCATTGGCAGTGGGCCGACATTATGGTGGAGGCGAAATGCAAAAATCTTGCCAGTGGGCAACTTTATAGCTTAACTGAAGAGTCAAAACAAATAGCAGCATAAATACAATATGAGTTATTTAAGTAAAATGTACGGAGCACAAACTCCGCAAGGCATAACTAGAGATAAAAATCCTAACCGTGTACTCGGTGGTTTAAAAGGTGCTGGTGTAGATACCTTTACTATGCTAGGCGAGGACGGCATGGAAAAGCGTATTCCTACCGAAGCATATGTCAAGGGTCTTGAAGAAAAAGTTAGACAGCAAGATGCAAGACTTGCTGTGTTAGAAAAACAGATTAGGAGAATAAACAATGATCAAAAAGTGGATCGAGAGTCGATTACAAGAACGATCAACCGTTGATGGCATTGTAATGATTGCTGCTGGAGCAGCAATCATTGTATTTTCACCGTTTGCAAAATTGATTGCTTATGCTGCTATCCTTTACGGTGCCTGGACAATATACAGACAAGAATGAAGATAGCAACATTAGGTTGTAGCTATACTCACTATAGTTGGCCTTCATATGCCGATGTGTTACAGGCTGATAATTATGGTCTAGCGGGCATAGGTAACGATCGCATATGGTTTACACTACTGCACTTGTACAAATCAAAACAACTAGAATTGTACGATGCAATTGTAATACAATGGACATCACCATATAGATTTGATTATCTTACATCTAATGGCTGGACGCACAACGACGGAAATATTTCCACCAGCATACAAAACAGATTTATATGGAAAAACATTCGCACATGGTATAACGAACCTTACGAAAAACAAAGAAGTGAAAATTTTATCATAGCAGCAAAAGCACTATTAAGTACATTAGATATAAAGTCGTATCACATGTCAATGACAAATGACTTATCTGACTTGGTGGATCTTCCTAATCTAATGGAAAATTTTTCGTCAAGGTATAGATTTCAAAAAGCCCCGTGGACAACCCAGCCATTCCAAGACGGGCATCCTACAATACAAGAACATATAAAAATTGCTGAAAAAATAGCCAACTCTTTAAACATCACAATTAACCATAACATGGTCAAAAAGTGTGTAGATTTTCATCAACAAATTCTACAAACTGATGATTTTGAAGAAGTTCTACGTATGTATAAATTAAATTTTCCCAATAGGTATATTACTACTGGCTTTTAGATTCCACACTTGTTTTCTTTTTACACCCGTTTTCTGTGCAAAACGCTTTGCATCACAGCAATTACAAACATGAAAGTAGTTGTTGCTTAATCTTTTTGGATCCATTTTGCTGCGAGGTCTCTCGAATGTTTGATCGCAACTATCGCAACGAAAGACAATAAAAGTTTTACGTCTAAAATATTCGTGTTCAGCACCGAGTTTGCTAGTTCGAATATGCCGAGTTTCTACTGTATATTCTTTTAAATACATTATGTATTTACATTAAGATTATAAAATTAACCGATAAATATTAGAAAGGATTAACGATGAGTATTTGCACCCTAACAGAGTCAGCAAAAAAACAAATAGATCGTCTTTGCGAGGAAAATTCATGCTATGCAATTAGCCTCAACCTCAAAGGCGGTGGTTGTGCAGGTTTTGAATACGACTGGGGTACAGTAGCACACCCATCAGATTTAGAACCCGGGGACGAAATAGTCCACACTGACGGATCGGGCAGATTTGTAATTAGTGCTCACAGTCTTATGTTTTTAATAGGTACTGAAGTAGACTATATAAAAAGTCTAGTAGGTTCAAACTTTGAAATAAGAAACCCTAACGCAAAGTCAAGCTGTGGCTGTGGAGTTAGTGTAAACTTTGATATGGACAATTTAGTACCACAATGGTAATGGAGAAATAAATGGCAAGAGAAGAAATTGATATCGGTGTTGAAGGCAACGACGGCACAGGCGATAGTATTCGTGAAAGTTTTAAGAAAGTCAACGAAAACTTTACTGAACTTTATGCAGTGTTTGGTCTTGGTGGCACTATATCTTTTAGAAGCCTTGACGATACTCCTACTACGTATTTAGGTAACGAAAATGCTATTCCGGCAGTGGCTGGAGATGCATCCGGTATCAGTTTTTATACTCTAGTCAGTGATAGCGGCAGCAACAACAGTAACAAAACTTCTCCTAGTGAAACCACAAACAGTGTGTTTGTAGAATATGAAGAACCACTTGATCCTACAACACAAAGTGGCAAAATTAAAATTACCATACTGGATCCTCATATCAATAGAGATCCTGATCCAGAACTTACAGCGCCACTCAATGCTGGTGCGGGTATAGCGTATAGTAATGCTGTAAATACTATTTTACGTAACACAGGTTCTGGTAGCACTATAACAAATCTTGTGTCAGACTGGAATTCTACTCATAGTGGAGCAAGTACTATAACTGCTGATAATATTATTATCAGCAGAGGGTATGCCGACGATCGTTATGTAAACATATCCGGCGACACAATGACTGGCGCTTTGAACGTTCCTAGCGGTAACAGTGGAACTCGTGTACCACAAACTCAAGAAGTAATTACTAGAGCAGGCAGTGAAGCTAATAGACGCATGTTAGATACACTGTATCTAGCAGATCATCCAAGTCCACTGGAAGGCTTTGGAACACCCAATGGCAAGGACGATCTACAGGCTGTAACAAAACTGTACGTAGATACTCAAGGATATGCAAGTTCAACAAATATTTTTGTTAGTACCAACGGCGATGACAGTCAAACATTAACACCTCCTGGTCAAGAAGGTCGTAGTTTAAATTATGCTTATCGCACTATTAATGCAGCGATGGTTAGAGCAACAGAAATCATTGAAGCTACTCCGTTCGAACCAGGTCCTTATGTACAAACTGTGACCTACGGTAACAACGAAACCAATTCACAGGTTGCTACTGTTGCCGGAGTTATTACGCCTGTAGCAACTAGTGCAGCCGCAGCAGCTATTGTTGATCTTCGTAAAAATACCATTGCTGATAATGTAGTTGAATTTATAGGAACAACCTATCCTACACTGATCTACAATGAAGAACTCTGCAGAAGAGACGTATTGCTCATATTAGAATCTATAAAACTAGATGTTCAAGCAGGCGGAAATTATCTATCACGCTGGGCAGGCAAAAGATACAGCGCCAGCCCAAGTGCAGTTATTGCAAAAACACGACAACTCACAGAAACAATAGCAGGTATCAACAAAGCTAGAACAGATATATTAGGATATTTAAATGCTGCGGGTACTATTAGTTCACCGGTAATTACTGCATACGATGATAGATTTGACGATGTATTGTCTTTCCTCAATACTGCTACAAATGACGACGCTGCATTGGTTGCAGGAAATGCCTATAGATTTGAAATCAGCAACGGAGGCAACGCCAGTGTAGACCAAGGTACTGCGGGAAACAAAGATCTACGTGAAGGTAAAATTATCAAAGGTAAATCCAGTGGTGCAGTGGGTGTAATAACCGATTACGAAAGAGCATTTACTGGTAGTACTGACAGATTTACTGTTGAATTAAAAGAACCAATTGAATTCATTGTGGGCGAAGAATTAGAATTTGGTAATGTTACTAGAAGCAATCAAATCACAGTATTTGTAGAAAGCGGAATTTATTACGAACATCTGCCAATCAAGCTGCCAGAAAATGTCAGTATCAAAGGCGACGAATTTAGACGTTGTGTTATCCGTCCTAAACCAGGCGTTAGCCAATCTCGCTGGGCAAACACCTACTTCTACCGTGACATCAACATTGACGGGTTGATTGCAGCAGATTCTCCAATATCGACACTGTCTGTAACCAGTGGTGCTGACGCAGCAAGAACAGCAGGCACATATGCCATTGGAATAGATGATTATGTGACATCTGGAATCGGCGAAGGAGCGACTTTTAGTATTGTAGTAAATGGCAGTGGTGCAGCGACCGCAACTGTTACAGGCACAGGCAACGGATTCATCATCGGCGAAACTGTAACTATTCCTGATAGCAACTTAGGCAGCGGCGGTGCAGCAGACGTGGTTCTTACAATCACTGCAACCAGCGGCGGCTATCACTTTACACATCCAGTAGGTGGCAAGCAAGGCAAGTATGGATATCATTATTTACAAGATGCTAGCAAGCCAGTTGATGTCGGAACTGACGGTGATGATAATCCTGGAAATTTCCTAGATGGTGCAAGAATAATAGAATTAAACAAAGCATTTATTCAAGAAGAAACCATAGAATATATTGATGCCCAAATTGCTCTTGGTACAGGCATATGGAGTGGATTTACTTATAATGCTACAAACTATCGTAGAAATTTTGGATTAGCAATAGATAGTATTGTCAAGGATCTTAGAGTTGGTGGTAGAGAAAACACACTAACAAATCAAGGGTTGTTTTATGCTACTACACCTATTGGTGAAGAACAACAAACTACTGCGGCTGTTACTTATATCAAAACTATTGTAACCAGTGTGTTGGCCAACAATCCAAGTGCACCATTTACTGCACTAGGAACTGTTAATCAAGTTTTTGATAGCCAGTATGAACCAGAAAGTTCACTGGATGTTGATCTAAACTTCAATAATTTGATTGATTGCATAATTTACGCATTTGATACAGACTACAATCCACCTAAAAACAATACTCAGATGGACGTGTTGCTGTGTAATGATGGAACCATTGTTAGAAACTTGACTGTGCAAAGACACGGCGGATTTATGATGACACTAGATCCAGAAGGACAGATTTTAACAAGATCACCATACTGTCAAACTGGCAGTAGTTTTTCGCAATCAAAAGGCACAGAACGCAGTTTTGCAGGTGGATTGTTTGCTGACGGATATGCAGGAAACATGCCTGCTTCTGTTACAACTGTTAACAGTGCCTTCAGCATAAACGTCTCTTCACCTGCTGGACAGGGGTTGTTTGTAAGACAGCCACCAACACCATTTCCATTTTTCTACAATGGAAACAGATATCAGGTTAATACCATTGCCAACTACAATCAAAGCACAGGTACTTGTAGACTTATATTAGACGAAACCAGCAACGATGGCACAGGTTGGACCAGTGGAACCAGCATTGATATTTTTATACAAAGCGGCGGTAACAGAAGTATGCTGGCCAACGACTTTACACAAATCAATGATCTTGGATTTGGTGCACTTATTATCAACAATGCACTATCGGAATTGGTTAGTATGTTTACATACTACTGCCATACAGGTTATCTAGCCAAAGACGGTTCGCAAGTTCGCAGTATTTCTGGTAACAACAGCTATGGATTTTATGGTCTAGTTGCCGACGGTGCTGACCCTGACGAAATTCCCACTGATGTTGTACTACGAGATGACATGGTATTTCCTGGTAAAGTATTCCGTGCAAGCCACAAGCTTACATTTGCTAGCGTTCCTGGAAGCATTGCTGTAGGAGAAACTATAAGTCAAGAAATCACAGGCGCGGCAGGTACTGTAAGTTTCTTCAAAGACGGTGGAACTACTGTTTACATTCACAGCAGCACCGGAGTATGGAATACTGCGGATCAAGTTTTCGGCGATGACAGTGCTACATTAATAGGCGTTCCTACCAGTGTAGAATTCTTAGATCTTGATGCAGATACTGGAAGCTTGTTCTTGTATGCATATGATCTTGCAGGATTACCAATGAACACTAGCGAAGTGGAAATTTATCACGGTCTAGCAGCAGGAAGCGCCAGCGAACTATATCAACCATACGAAATTACAAATGCTACTCAAACCGACTTTATCTTAGACGGTTATACTGATGTAAATGACACAATAGCAGCAACTTATGCAGGTGCTGGCCCAGAAACCAGCAAAGCAACATTTACTATAACCAAAGATCGTACAAACAACTATAGTGTGATAATCACAGCAGCAGGTGCAGGATATAGTACCACTGAAACATTTACAGTATTGGGTGCAGCATTGGGGGGTACAACGCCAACTAACAATGCAGTTATAACAGTTACCGCAGTAAATGGGTCAGGTGGAATAACCGGGGCTAGTATAACAGGTACCCCAGTTTTTGATGCACAATCGCCAGTGGTAAGTGGACAAGTATGGAGATTTAACTTTGGTATCGGGATTGAAGGCACTTCAGAAAACGGTCTACAAGAAGAAACACCGCACGATATACCACTGGTTATAAGACACAAACAAAATTTTGTTTTGGATAATTTTCCTGCAGAAGAATTGCCGGTTAGACCAAGCACTGCATTTACTTTCACAGACGATGATCCTGCTTTAACATACAGAACTATTGGATTTACTGTTACAATCACTGATGGATTTGCAACTACCACAGGCGAACGTGTGGTTACTTTTGATAGTAATTACAGATACATAGATCTTACAGTAAGTCAAGATCATATAACTATTTCAGAAAGTGCAGCAGGCACAACAACTTTGACTGTAGATCCTAACTATACAGACATAATCAGTTCTGCTATACCCGATACTTCAAATACATTAGGACAACAAATAGGTGATAGATTTATAGCTATCAGCCCATTAGATGCTAGAGCACAAGCTAGATTAGCTGACGGTGAAGTTATCTTCTCATGGGGAGGCAAAGTACATCAAATCGATGCATATGCAGAATATGCGTTCGATGACGGTATAGGCGCCGACGAAACTATTGGTGTAATTCAAATTAGCGATTTTGGCAATGATGTAAATTGGCCAGCGAGTGCAACTGGACTTGCAATCAGTCTAACCAACAGCAGAGGTATTACACTCAAAGGCGGATTACAAGCAGGTGAAGATGCAGAAATAACTGTAAACATCAGTACTTGTAGAGCTACAGGACACGACATGTTGGATATTGGTGTTGGCGGGTTTAACACTGCTAACTATCCAGAGCGTATTTTTGGTGCTCCGTTTGGTACAAGTGCAACAAGTACAAACGATGCGTTTGATGAAAATGGCACAAAAAGTGCTGCTCAATGTCAAGAACGTAACAAAGGACGTGTGTTCTCTGTTACAACCGACCAAGACGGTTTCTTCCGTGTAGGCAGATTCTTCACAGTTGACCAAGGTACAGGTAGTGTTACTTTCAATGCTGCATTGGTTCTTACAAACATTGACGGAATTGGTTTCAAACGTGGTGTGCGTGTTAACGAGTTCAGCAACGACGATACATTCTCAGATGCCAAAGGTGATGCAGTACCTACACAGACTGCCGTTGAAGGATATTTAAATCAACGTTTAGGTTTTGATAGAGATGGTGCTTTATCAACTACCACAATCGGACCTGGTGTAATGAGCCTAGGAGGCCCAGGATACAGTCAAACACCAATGAACGATGATATGAACCTTGGTGGCTTTAAGATTCAAAACCTAGCTGCACCCACTACAGGCAGCGATGCTGCTACTAAAACATATGTGGATGAAAAAACCGACGAACTTGATGATATTGGCGATGTAACTATTACACCTAGTGTTGGACTAAGTGCTAATGTGTTAGGATTTACCGGAACTGGTTCTAACAGCGAAAACATGGTTGTAGCTGGCGATATCAGTTTAACTTACACTGGTGCTAACAGCTTAACAGCATCTATTACCAGTGGTGTGATTGTTAACGCAGACGTAAATGCCAGTGCTGCTATAGCTCAAAGCAAACTTGCATTATTAGATGCAACAGCAGCAGCATCAGCAGGTGCTGCCGTAAAAGGTATTGCCAGCTTTGACAGTGCTAACTTTGAAACCAGCAGCGGATGGGTAGGAATCAAAGCAGGCGGTGTAAGCAATGCAGAATTGGCTAATAGTAGTCTAACTATTGGTAGCACTAGTATTAGCTTAGGAAGTACCAGTACAAGTCTAGCCGGAATGACTGGCATTGCATTTACCAGTGGTGGAATCACAGGTACAGCAAGTTGGAGTGCTACTGGCAGCATCAGCAATGTTAGCACAATAAGCCACACTGGTAATATAACTGGTCCGGTTAACAGTGGTGCAAACAACGGAGTTAGTATCGGTGCTAGTGGCAACAGATACAACACAGTATGGGCAACTACATTCAATGGTACTGCCACTGAAGCATTATATGCTGATCTTGCAGAAAACTATTTAGGAGATGCAGGTTATGAACCAGGCACAGTGTTGGTATTCGGGGGAGAAGCAGAAGTTACCATATGCAACAGCAAAGGCGACAGACGTGTTGCTGGTGTTGTAACCACCAATCCTGCACACTTGATGAACAGTCACCTCAAAGGTGATCACGTAGTAGGTGTAGCGTTACAAGGGCGTGTGCCATGTAAAGTAATTGGTCGAGTTGCCAAAGGCGACATATTGGTAACCAGTGCTGTACCAGGTTATGCTATTGTTGACAACGATCCTAAAGTGGGCACTGTGATTGGTAAAGCAGTAGGCGTAAAAGACGACATGGACAGAGGTGTCGTCGAAGTAGTAGTAGGAAGAGTCTAATGGCACAACAAATAATAAATGTAGGACAACAAGCTAACAGCGGAGGGGGAGACCCCCTCCGTGATTGTATGATCAAAATCAATGAAAACTTTACCGAAGTTTACGGTAAGATTGTCGCACTAGAAGATGGCAATATAGTTACTGATATTAAAGGAAATGTTTACGCAGATGATAGTACATTGCTAGTCGATGCTGTTAATGGAGTTATTCCAGGCTATGTGAGTTTAACAACACTAAAGGCAGAAGTTGCTGCTGCCACAAACTTTGCAGATTTTCAATCAAGAATAGCAGCGTTATAAATATAGTAAATAGGATTTAGAGAATGGCAAATAGATTTCCACTGATAATAGACACCGCAGATGGCAACAAAATTAAAGAATTACCAATTGGTGATAATTTAAATTTAGAAAATTCTGGTATAATCAACCTCAGTAGTTTAAATGTAGCAGGTGCATTTAGCAGTGGAAGTTTATCAATCGGTAGCACATTAAGCGTTACAACAAATACCAGTATAGGCGGAACTCTTGCTGTCAATGGTACTAGTACACTAACCGGAAATGTCAATGCAGGTGGCAATGTAGTAGTTACAGGAAATGTCAGTGCCGCTACAATTACATTGGCTGGATCAAGTTTACAACTGCCAGTACAAAGCGATTGGACGGAAACTAATAATACCAGTCTTGCTTTTATTAGAAACAAACCTAGTAGTTTTGCACCAGATAGTCTAGATGATATTGGAGATGTATTTGTTTCTGATGCAGTACTAGGAGATGTACTGAGCTATGATGGTGTAAGTTGGCAGGCAAGTCCGCCAGCGGGTGGTATTGCATTAACAGATCTCAGTGTTACAACCAATACTGCAAGCGGTTCAGGAAGTCTATTGTATAATAACAGCACTGGTGTATTTACATTTACGCCGCCTGTTGTTCCAACCGCAGTTAGTCAATTAACCAATGATAGTGGATACACAACATTGGCCATAGTAGAATCACAAAATTATCTACAAACAGGTGATGTACTTAGCAGTGGACGTATTACTAGAAGTGTTGCAAGTAATCAGGTAACACTAGGATTCAGTGATACAGGATTATTAACCACTGTAACTGTTTCGGGTAATATTAGTGGCAATGGCACTGGTGCTAGTCCTATTGTTTTAAATGATAATATTAGTTTAGGCATCATCAATGCTACTAGCACATTAACAGCTAGCACATTTAAAGATGTTACTCTTGACAATTTGACTTTTGGAGTAGGTTTAAGTACTACTAATGGAACAATTACCAGTACAAATGGCAACATAACAGCAACTAATGGAACAATTACTGGAGCAAACTTAGTAGCTACTACAGCTCTTAGTACTGCAAGTATACTCAACACATCCGGTTCTATCACACTTACTCCTAATACGTCTGTAATTTTAGCTGCTCCAGTTACAGTAAATCAAGGATTAACTTTTGCAAACTTTATTCCAGGATCGCCCACACCAGGTACTATATGGTCAAACACCTTTGCAGTTTATTTTAGATCAACTGACAACGGAGAAGGAGGCGGTGTAGACAAAACTTTTGTGCTAGGCGGGCCAGGTACAGGTGTTGCAGGGCAACCTGGTATGATTATTCCTCAGTTTGAAACTGCTGATGCTCCTGCAAGTCCAACCACAGGAGAAATGTATTTTGATTTAGGTACAAGTGTTGCTAGAATGTGGGACGGTAGTACTTGGCGCAACCTATGGTAACAGCTATTGGATTATGTCATAAATACTAAAAATGGAGAGGTATTATGGCACTTCAAACTATCAACGTAGGGTTAATCGCCAATGACGGCACAGGTGACGACCTAAGAGAAGCCTTTATTAAAATCAATCAAAACTTTGACGACTTGGATTTGCGTACAGAAAGCACTACAGCACAAAACGCTGCCGTGGGTGCCGGTTATGGTACGTTCAAACAACAAGTAGGAAATGTATTATTTTTTAGAGATATTGCTCCAGATCCACTGTTTCCTGGTACAATGGCAGTTCGTGTCAGTGATGATGGCAATACTCTTTTTATTCGCAGTGCCCAGGCAACTATAAGATTCACAGATGGTACAAATACTCTTGCTAGCAGTGTCGAACAGGTTGTTACGTTTACAGGCACACAAGCCAGCAGAATCACTGTAGACGACTTTACAAGAACTGTTACAGTTGACAGTCGAATCAGTAGAGAAACTGCACCAGTATTAAATGCTACATTAGACGCAAACAATTATAATATAGACAATGTTGCTGCGTTGAACACCATAACTGCACAACAATTGGATGAAGTTTTTCAATTTAATTTTGGATCGATTTCCAATACTAGGACCAGCATAATAGATTGGATTGTTAACTCAACTGATGTAGATTTTGGAACTATTAGTAGTCCAGTTAGCGAAAATGTTAATTTAGGATCAATCTAAACATGGCGTTACCTCAGTGGACAGCATTATCAGGAACTAAACTAGCAGATATTGACGAAAGAAGAAATATATCAATTCCTCTACCTTTGGTTAATACTTCAGGAATAACTGTTAGAGTAATAGCCGGCAAATTGCCGCCAGGATTACGTATAGAAAGTTTTGCTATACAGGGTGTTCCGTTTGAGGTAAATCGCTCTACAGACTATGAATTTACTCTCAGAGCTACCAGTACTGAAGGCGTTTTAGATAGAACATTTACAATCACTGTTAATGGTGAAGATGCACCAGTGTGGTTAACTCCCGAAGGCGTGTTAAACATAGGTGCCAAACCTACAGGAGAATATTGGGTAGATTTACGTAATACCAGCTGGGGTATGTTCAAAACCAATGGTATTAACAACTTTGTTAATCAATCTGTAACAGTAAGCGAAATTAAGTTGGGTAACGACGTAGGAGCCAATGGCGATTACAACTTTGTTACTGGCGAAGAGCAGTTTTATTATAAACATGCAGGTCGCTGGAGACGAATGAGTAGAAGACAACTGCAAAGCAGTGTCGGCTTTGATACAGAAATTTTTTCAGGATCAACTATTCCACAGGCTAACCTAGTTGATTTTTGGTTTAACACTAACCTTGCACTCAGTGGTCTGGATTTAAAACTAAGAGTTTACGACGACTCTCTAGAACAATGGGTACCAAGAACTTATTTTACAGGATTTGTGCCTCCACCGACTCCGGGCAACGGAACAGTTTGGTTACAAACCTACGAAGACAATTTAGCATATACTGCAAAAGTTTTCAATGCAGGCGAAAATGCTTGGCAAGTATTGAATATACAGTATAGTAACACCGCGCCAGCAAACAAAACCACAGCATTTTTTGTTCTCGATAGCACCATAGTTGACTTTCAGTTGCAGGCACTTGACACTGATTTATCTGCAGGCGAAAATCTTAGATATTATATTGCAGACGATGAAGGCGAATTGCCACCTGGACTACGATTAACCGAGGATGGCAAAATCGTCGGAATAGTCGAACCGTTGTTGGCATTGGATAAAGATTTGATTCCTGGATATGCAACAAATGCATATGACACTGCTCCTCTAGATTTTAGTGTAGTAGATGACAACGGTTATGATAGCTATTTGTATGACACAACATTTTATGAATTTGCTACTACCACACGTAGACCTAAAAAGCTAAACAGATACTACAATTTTACAGTTACCGTTGCAGATGATGTGAGTGAAAGCAAAAGAGATTTCAGTATATATCTAGTAGGCGACGATTTCCTAAGAGCTGATAACACTATAATGAAATCAGCCACTGGGTTGTTTACAGCAGACGTTACTTTTCTTAGAAGTCCTGTGTTTTTAACACCTGGCAACTTAGGAGTTAGACGTGCTAGTAACTATCAAACGTTCTATATAGAAGTATTAGATCCTAATAGTTTGTTAGGAGTGTTGAGTTATAGATTATTACCAATCAACGACGACGGATCTCCAAGCGAATTACCACCGGGAATGGCATTAGACGGAATTACCGGCGAAATAGCAGGTATAGTACCGTATCAACCTGCGGTAAGTAAAGACTATAGATTTACCATTGAAGCACTAAGACAAGTTGCAGATGTTGATGCTATCGAAATCAATGCCAATATCTACGAAGACACTCTAAGCGGACAACAGAATATAAAACTGTTCAAAGTAAATCCTGTTGATTTTTCTAGACTGGTGGGACAACAGGTTTTAATTGGCAACTTTAATTACGAAGTTACAGCAGTAGATGATTCTAATACTGAATATGATGTTATAACTCTTGATAGTACATTAGAACCGATTGGAATATATCAGCCATTGACTGTTTTTGAAACTGCAACTCCTAGTAGAGACTGGGTTTATGTAAATGATATACCTGAACGAGATGTTGAATTTTATAAAAACAAGACTCTAAACTTTAGTTTAACTGAAAAATATACAATACAATTTAATACATCCGAAGAGTTATATAGACGTCCGACACCATTTATAAGATATTCAGTGTCTATAAGTGACAGTTCGGGAGCATTAGAATTCAATTATGATGCTGCTGGAACTCCTGTGATTGCAGCAAATTTATTTGATGCTACAAAAAATTATATGGCACTATTATTAAGTAATAACGGTATTTCTTTTGATGCAATCAACGATATTAGACTTGTTAGCGAAACCGAAAACGAATTGGTGTTTGATGTTGTTTCTAATGCAGTAACAAGAAACAGATCAAATATCACTAGAGTTTTTCACGGTACTGACAGTAGTATGGACAATGTAAATGCTACTATTCTAAACAGTTTTATAAAACTTTACTTTGATACCAGTCTTACTAGAACTCTGTTGAAGAACAATCAGTACACTATCGGTGCAGTGGCTAGAGCTAATATTGTTAGTAGATTAGCTGATACAGATCCTAACCTTGCTAGATCAGTAAAAACATTTTCTGTTAGAATTCTTGGCGAAGTTGAAAGCACAATTACATGGAAAACATCTGCATTGTTACCTACACAGGTTGCTAATCGTACTAGTTACTTGAGATTAGAAGCAGAAACTACACTAGTTGGGGCAAATTTACGCTACGATCTCATAGGCGGAAGATTGCCAAATGGATTAGAACTGAAAAGAGATGGGGAAATTGTTGGTAAGATAAATCAATATGGTAGCCAAACAAGTCCAGGACTAACAACCATAGACAACAGAAGCACAACATTTGATGGTAGCACCACTACATTAGATAGAGAATTTAAATTTACTGTTGTTGCTAGAGATAGATTTGGTTACAGCGCAACTATGCGTGAATTTACATTAAGAATAACTGATGTTGACGACAAAGTTTACACCAATGTCTACATGCAACCTTTTGTAAAACCATATCAAAAAGAGAATTTCCTATCGTTTGTTAACGATTATACTGTTTTTACACCCAGCTACATTTATAGACCCAGCGATCCAAACTTTGGTATACAAAAAAATCTTAGAACATTGGCATACGCAGGAATTGAAACTAAAATTATAAATTACTTTGTTGCCGCAGTAGCCAAAAATCACCGAAAGAAACGTTTTAACTTTGGCGATTTAAAAATTGCAGTAGCAAAACAGCCGGGTACTAATGAAGTTGTATACGAAGTAGTATATGTTGAAATTGTAGATCCTCAGGAACCTACGGTTGGCGAAACTGCATTGAGTTATAAAATACAAACAACTAATCCGCAAAAAGTCAATGAACTAAAATACGAAGTCAAAGATGATGTAACTTCCAGTGAATCAAGCGGCGATAGTTTTATAATCACTCCAAGAATTGGGGATCCTATAAGAATCACTGTAACTGGAAACACTATTATAGTGGGTACAAGAACTGTTGATAGAGCTGTTAGTGCTACTGGTCAAATAGAAATAGTATTACAAAACAGTGATGTGATAGTTGTAAGAAGTGTTTCATTTACAACCAATGTTAGCAATGATCCGATGAGATATCGACCAAACGGCAATGTTATAACCGCGGATAGTAATGCAATGCGTATTAGTCAAAACACAGATAATTTAAAATACATTAGCAACATAAGCAACATGAGAAAACGCATTGCCGAAATAGGTGTTAACGAAAGACAGTTCTTACCTTTATGGATGAGAACCAGTCAAGATGGTGCAATAGAAGAGATCGATTATGTGACTGCTATGCCAATCTGTTATTGTAAACCAGGCACTGCCGAATTAATACGTGAAAATATTGTAAATGCAGGGTTTGATTTTAAAACTATAGATTACGAAATAGATCGATATATAATCGACAGTTTGCCAAATAGTCAACAAGAACGATTTATACTATTCGCAAATTATAAGTTCAATGTGTAAAAACGATAAATAATACGCAGGAGATAGAAAAATATGGCTAGCAGCATTATAAGCACAACAATCGATGAAACATATCCAGTAGCAGGTCAAGACAACGACAGTCAGGGCTTTCGCGATAACTTTACAATTATCAAAGATAATTTTGCTTTTGCTAAGAGCGAAATTGAAACCTTACAAACTACTACTGCTAAATTAAACGCCAATAACAATTTTAACAATAATACACAAAGCCGACTTAATCTCAAAGAATTTACCGTACAATTGTACGAAGGTAATAGTGCAGTAAATGTAGATTACACATTTACAAATGGACAATTTGTAAAGTTTCAAGCACAAGGCGATCTTACCTTAAATATCACTAGCTGGCCAACAGTAAATCAATATGCAGAAATAGTATTTGCACTAGTAGGCAATGGTAGTGCTGCTCACGATGTTACTATAACCAGTAGTTGGACAGCACCTGGTAATAGTACAATGCTTTCTGATGCTACATTAGGCGGAAATGTAGTAACTGTAAGCACAGTTACTACCACAGTTGTACTAGTAAAAGCTTTTACATTTAATCAAGGCGCTGATGTTTACCTCCAAAGTTTAGGAACCTATACCGAAGTATGATTTATCCTGCAGATTTAAATCTACAAGAATTTACTACAAACCAGCTTGAAGAAAAAGTTAAGCGTTTAAACGGCATGTACTTTATGACTGAAAATTCAGAAGTAAGACAGCAAATAATATTGTTGTTGGATACTTATAAGATTGAATTAGAAGAACGTAGATCAGCAGAAGCCAAAAGACGTGCCAAAGATGGCAAAAATGATCTTGACGGATTGATTAATATATCATAATATGTAGCTTATGCTCATGAAAACAGATAACCTTGGTATTCCGAGATTCACTAACCGTGATCTCATAGATATGATCTACAGTGGCAACATAGACAAATGTCATGTGGTTCTCTGCGATCCTAGTGACGACGTGGACCAGTTCAATGCTGCTATGGAAGCGCAAGGTCTTCCTAAACTACAAAAGTATATTCCTATAGATGTAGATCAAAAGACTTTTGACAGTGTATGTCAAAGTGAATGGTTTATGCCCGATGAATATAAACAAATCGACGTTCTTGAATATTTGTATAAACGTTGCGAAAACCCAATTCAAACGCAGCGTATGGCAGAGGAACTATCTGCTTATCTAGACCGTGATTTAGAAAATCTATTACGCTACATGATTTATCTTGTGGACTTTATGCGTGAGAATGGTATTGTATGGGGTGTAGGACGTGGATCAAGTGTGGCAAGTTATGTGCTGTATTTGATTGGTGTTCATCGCATCAATAGTATCAAATACAATTTAGACTGGCGTGAATTTTTGCGAGACTAAATATTCAGTAAGGAGACCCCGATATGGCAATGAAACAACAAGGTCGCAAGACCTATACAACTGCAAGAGGTAAAACCATAGATTTAGATCTGCTAATGAAAAGAAATGAGTTGACACCTGCTGTAGGAAATGCTAGAGTTAATGCACGTGGCGACGAATTGGGCCCAGGTGGAAAAATTATTCGCAAACGAGAAGAAGTAGTAAAAGAATATTATAAAGGTAATGTTCCAGTAATCGATGAAAACAGCCAACGTTTGCAGCAATCTCAAGCTAAACAAGAAACTGCTATACTATCTGCTAATGAACAAGCGTTAGTTGAAGAGTTTGATAATGGTTGGGAAGAAGACGACGAAGGCAATTTTATCAAAAAACAATAAAGGTGATAAATGGCTTTAAATTTAAATACATTAAATGGCAAACTCACGCCAATACGCAATAGAGTAA